AAAATGATATATACAATATTTTACAAGATGGAACTAGGGTTAATATAGGGGGGTCTACTTTAACTTATGCTGGGTTGAGTATGGCAACAGTATCTTTCGGACATACTAATGATAGCAACTCAACCCCTGAAATACTAACACTATCAACATTAGTTTCAACATCTTCAGTGGTAAGTACTACTATAACTTTTGCACTAGCCATTACAAGTAATGTATCAAAAACACTTTATCTAAACAGATGTGTAGGTGCGCCAGCTTCTGGTTATGAAGTAGGCTCAAGCGAAATTATTGTAACAGAGATAGGGGCATAATATGTTAGATTTATTAAAGGCTACATCAGAGCTATATGGTGATTGCTCACAAGAAGTTGGTAGCAGTGACATCTACATATCTACTGGCAAAGTAACTACTGAACAGATGGTTGAGATAACCAAGAAAGCTAAGAAGATAGAGGTAGAGTACGACAGCAAACAATACTCACGAGATCGTGCAAAAGCATACCCAACTCTAACCCAACAAGCTGACATGGCATACTGGGATAGACAAAATAACACAACCACTCTTGATGATGCTATCACTGCGGTTAAGACTAAATATCCAAAAGCTAACTGATGTTCGGTATATCCGCATTCTCACAGATACCGTTTAGCTCTTTAGCGCAAACTATTGTATTAGGATCTGCGGCTATTGTAGGAAGCTCAGATGTAACAGCTTTAGCGTTTGCAATTCGCACAGATTCAGCACAGATTACAGGTAACGCTCAAGTTGAGGCTAATGCCTTTGCTATCTTTACTGATTCAGCGTCTATAAGTGGCGTAGGAAGCGTTGTTGCTAGCGCAGTAAGGGAAAAGTTAAGCTCAGGTCAAATAAATGGCTTGGCGATCGTTATAGCAAATTCTACGCGTGTTCGTACAACTTCAGGAGCAGTCACAGGCTTCGCGGTATTTAATGCTAACGGTGCGCCAATCGGCAAAAACTGGACACCTATACCAGTAGAAAACAATACATGGAATGATATAGTTATTGGCGACAATAATTGGACAGACGTTTCATCGGACACAAACATTTGGAATCGAAAAGGATAGATAATGGCAAAAAACAAAATTAGCGAATGGTCAGCAACACCAGCAAACAATACAGATGTTGGGGGAGTAGATATTGCAGAAGGATGTGCGCCTAGCGGTATTAACAACGCAATCCGTGAAATTATGGCACAGGTTAAAGATTTAGTAACAGGGGCAGATGCTGATAATCTAACGGTAGGCGGTAATTTAACTGTTACTGGCACATCAACTTTAGGAACTGATTTAATTGTTAATGGGGGATCAGGAACTGCTGGTCAAGCATTGTTATCTCGTGGCACTGGATTATCTCCACAATGGGGGGCAGCTTTTGTATCTGGCATGATTATGTTATGGTCAGGTTCAACAGGCTCTATTCCTAGTGGATGGTTATTATGTAACGGCTCTAGTGGAACGCCTGATTTACGCAATCGGTTTGTTGTAGGCGCAGGCTCTACTTATGCTGTAGATGCTACTGGGGGGAGTGCTGATGCTATTGTTGTAAGTCATACCCATACAGCTACAGTCACAGACCCTGGACATACTCATGTAATTTCTAGAATCTTTATTGAGTCGGGAGGTAATGCTTTTGACTCAGGAGGCGGGCTTGTAGGAACTTCAGTAAACACACAGTCATCGGTTACAGGTATAACGATAGCTAACAGCACAACTGGTTCAAGTGGCACTAACGCTAACTTACCACCATACTATGCTTTAGCATATATTATGAAAAGCTAATGATGCCGATACAAAACATTACATTTACAGAGTGGACACCAGATCAACCTTCTATTGTAGAGAACATTTCTTATGCTTTTAATGTTATACCAGCAGGGGTTGGTTATAATCCTTTCCCATCTCCTGTAAATTATTCAAACGCGGCAAGTGAAAGTTTAAGCAATGTATTTGCTGGAAGGTTTGCATCAACAACTAACGTATTTGCAGGCGGCACAACTAAATTATTTAAGTTTGATTCTGCTACGCTAGATTTAGATGATGTATCAAAATCAGGTGGTTATTCAAGCATCGTGAAATGGAACTTCACACAGTTTGGCAGTAGCGTCATTGCTGCTAACAATGTTAATAAATTACAAGTTTACACACTAGGCTCTAGCACAACATTTTTAGATGCGGCAGCTAATGCACCAATTGCTGAATATGTAACGGTAGTGAGAGATTTTGTTGTAGCTGCCAACTTAGATTCAGGCACTAACGCAAATAAGGTTCAATGGTCAGACATAAATGATGAAAGCGATTGGACAAGTGGCGCAACATCGCAGTCAGACTTTCAAATTATTGCAGACGGTGGCAACATTCGCGGTATCACAGGCGGTGAGTTTGGCTTAGTGTTATTAGATAGCGCAGTAGTTAGAATGTCTTACATTGGATCGCCTTTTTTCTTTCAATTCGATACTATTGCTAAAGGCTTAGGTTGCGTAGAAGGTAATTCTGTTACCAAGTATGGAAACACTACTTTTTTCTTAGGCGAAGAAGGTTTTTATTCGTGCGATGGTTCAACCGTAACGCCTATTGGTAACGAAAAGGTAGATAGATGGTTTTATGAAAACGCTAACCCTGCTAAATTTTCTAATATGTCAGCAACGGTTGATCCGTTTAAGAAAATAGTGATATGGAACTTTGAAACTACTTTTGCTAAACGTGGGCTTATGATATACAACTGGCAAGTGCAAAAATGGTCTTATGGCGAATCAGATGCAACGGTTGTGGCTCAATCAGCTTCGGCAGGTAGCACTTTAGAAGGCTTAGCAATTAACTATGTCGTAAACGCAGGCTCTTTTGTAATAGCTCAAGAATATACCATTACTGAAATAGGCGACACAGATTTTACACTAATCGGTTCGGCTTTAAACTTGGTAGGCGCTAGATTTACGGCTACAGGAGCTGGAACTGGTACAGGTAATGCTGTAGATTTAGCGGCTGCATCTGCGGCTGGGTTTACTTTAGACACGTTAACAACGTCATTAGATTCACCATTGTATACAGGCGGTAAGACTGTATTGTCAGGTGCAATTGATGACACAATCGTAACCTTCACAGGCGACAACGCTCCAGCTAGGATTGACACAGGCTCTTTTGGCAGCCAATTTACAACGGTGATTAAATTAGCTAGACCAATCATTGATGACGGATCAGCGGATGTTGCTGTATCAAGTCGCAATTTATTAAACCAAGTAGTTGACTTTGGTGCTTACATTCCTGCTGATTTAGAAAATAGAGTTTCATTAAGAAGCGGGGGTAAATATCATCAACTATCAGTTATTCCAACAGGTGATCGTTGGTCTAACATTCTAGCGATTGAGGTAGACTTAGCTGAACAGGGCGTTAGATAATGTCAGTTAATCAGCGATACCGAAAATTAAATCCAGCAGGCGCACAGCCACGCGAGATTAGTGAAGTGGTCAATAACATTGTAGACGGCAAGACTAACAACACCGGCTACTTTGTTACTACAGCATCAACCACAAGCAGTATTTTATATAATGAGCGCATTGGTGCTGATACAGCCATTATATTTACTCCGTTAGATGATAACGCGGCTGGTGAAATGGTAAAACTATACGTTGGCACACGTTCTAAAGGGCAAGCAGTTATTAATTACGACTCCAATGCTTATGTTTGTAATTACATGTATATCGTGGTTGGCTAATGTTTGTATCTGCCGTCATCCCAAAAGATTATGATTTAGTTTGGAATCAAATATCAGACTACATGGAAGGCGCAGCAAAATACACACACGGGCGATTTAATTTACAAGACATCAAAGACGGGCTATATAAAAACAAATGGCAGTTATGGATCGCATTTGATGAGAATAAGATTTACGGTGCTGTAATAACAGAAGTCATACAATATCCACGTTTAAATGCCCTGATTTTGCATTTTACGGGTGGTACACAGCTTAAACTATGGAAAGATGATATGTTATCCTTGCTAAGAAGGTTCGCAAGCGATAACGGATGTAAAACGATAGAATCGTACGGTAGGACAGGCTGGAAGAAAGTATTTGAAAAAGATGGCTTCAAATCAAAATTTATGTTTTATGAATTACCGATAGAGGGAAATGAAAAATGATTAAATTAAATTGGGTTAGTGACTTAGTTGATAGCTTTATGTTTTATGGTGGCGGCAAAGGTAGCGGTGGTGGTGGTGAAAGCAAATCAACTGCAACGATTGATCCTATGCTTAGACCTTATGTAACTTATGGTTTAAATGAAGCGCAAGGATTGTATCAATCGAATAATCCTGATTATTATCCTGGTCAAACTTATGTTAGTCCGTCTGATACAACGCAGGCGGCACTACAAGCTCAACAAAACAGAGCTTTAGGTGGTAACCCTTTATTACCAGCTGCACAACAACAACAGCAAGACGTTATTGGCGGACAGTATCTACAAAACAATCCATTCTTTAATCAAGCTATGGCTGGCGCAGCAGGTGCGGCATCACAAAACTATTTTGATGCTATCAACCAAGCTCAATCAGGGGCATCTCAAGCTGGTCGTTATGGATCAGGCGCACAAGAGAACTTGTTTAATCGTGCAGGTACAACTCTAGCTAACACTTTGACAAATAAAGCTGGTGAGATGTCTTATACAAACTTTGCTAACGAAAGAGCAAGACAAGATGCTGCCGCTGGCACCGCACCGCAATTAGCACAAGCTGATTATACTGACATTAATCAATTGGCTAATGTTGGACAAGCTCAAGAAAATTATCAACAATCAGCACTAGAAGATAATATTAACCGTTTTAACTTTGAGCAAAACTTACCACAAAATAAACTTAACCAATTCTTAACTCAAATATCAGGCGTGCCGCAAGGGTCATCATCTACAACAACACAATCATCTAGCGGTGGTGGCAAGATTGTTTGTACAGCTATGAACCATGTGTACGGCTTTGGTAGTTTCCGTAATAAGATATGGCTTGCACAATCTAAAGACTTACATCCAGCTTATCAAGTTGGCTATCATACTTTATTCATGCCTATTTTAATGTTTGGCTATTTAAACGAAACCAATCCTATTAGACGTATGGTGAGGTCAGTATTAGAACACGTTGCTAGACATCGTACGGCTGATATCTGGAAACAGAGAAAAGGCAAGCGTGATACATTAGGTCATATATATCGTGCGATAATTGAACCTATCTGCTACGTAGTTGGCAGATTGAAAGGGGCTTAATATGGGATTAGGAATAGTGCCATTAATGGGTATAGGAGCTGGTCTTGGATTGCTTCGTGGGGGCGGTATTGGTGGGGCGTTAAAAGGAGCGGCTTTAGGTGGGGCTGGCGGTTTAATTGGCAACGCATTACAAGGAAGTGAAGCCGCTATTGAAGGAGCAAAGGCAATTGAGGGGGCAAGTCAAGTAGGTTCAAGCGCAATTCCTACATCCGCAATAATTCCTGGCAGTATTGAATCATCTGGAATGGTTGCAGGCGCATCTGGTAATTTAGTTAATCCTGAATACTTTGTAGGCGCAGGAACACCATTTCAAACATTTACAGGTGGTGAAGGTGTATTGTCAAACGCTTTTCAAAACTTTTCATCAAACTTACCTGACTATGTAACGCCTGACAATGTTGTTGGTGCTGCAAACATTTTATCGCAATCACAACCACAGCAAATGCCTATGCCTTCAAGTAGCGCAAGCGTGTCACGCGGAAGCCAAAGACAAGGGAATATTGATTATGGAATGGCTCAACCTATCAAACGCAGAGGAATACTATAATGAATTTTAATATATTCGGATCAGCCCCTGAGTATTATTCAGGACTGTTAGGACAAGAAGCTACTGATAAGCTACAAAAACGCGCTACAGGTACAGGCATCGCTAATGCTTTGCTTGCTCTTGTTGCTCAGCCGCGCAACCAAGGTTACGGCTCTGCTTTGCCTTATATCGGCAAGGCTTTGATGGCTGGACAACAAGCTGGTCAGAATGTCATTGAAAGTGGCTTTGGTGACTTTGAACGAACCCAAAAAATTGCTGATATGAAACGTCAACAAGACCAACGTGCAGCTCAACAGCAATATATAAACACATTAACTCCAGACCAACAAAGGGTGGCATTGGCATACCCTGAATCCGCAGCTAAATTTGCTGAATCAAACCTTGTTCCAACTAAAAGAACCACGTTTGTTGCTCCTGATGGTTCTATCAGATTTAATGATACTGGAGAAATAGCTAGAAAAGAAAATGTTTCAGCTCCACGAAAATTTGAAACAATTGAAGTGCAAGAAGGTAGAAATAAAATTACTTATCAAATAAATCCAGATGGAACTAGGGGCGGCAGAATAGCTACTGGACAAATGGATGCCCCAAAAACACCATCTGCTACAACTTACAAAACTGAAACGGATGCAAGCGGTAATTTAGTTTATATTCCAAATACTCCAGGTATGCAAATTTTAAATACAGCAGGTCAGCCAACAACTTATACACCAAAATCAACTCAACCTAAAACTACTGACGCTCAAAATTTAGCTGCTGGATTTTACGATAGAATGAAATCAGCAACAGCCACAATAGATGAATTGAGTGCTTCAGCAGGTCAGCCAACAGCATTTGAAGAAGGGCTAGGAGCAATACCTTTTGTTGGTGATGTTGCATCTAGAAGTTTTGCACAAACGCCTCAAAGACAACAATATAGACAAGCACAAGCTAACTGGGTAAGAGCAAATTTAAGAAAAGAATCTGGAGCTGTTATTGGCGAACAAGAAATGGAAGATGAAATAGCAACGTATTTCCCACAACTTGGCGATTCGCAATCAGTAATTGAACAGAAAAAACAAGCTAGAGAAGTTACTCAAAATGCAATGAAAAGAAATGCTGGTGGTGCTATTGAGCAAAATGTTCAAAATGTCATTCCTGAACTTTATTTATCAAATGATTCTGTAATTGCACCACGAGTACAACCAAAACCACGTTTGCAATACAACATGAGAACTGGAGCATATAAATAATGCCTAAAATCAGAACAATAGAAAATGTAGGAGAGGTTGAGTTCCCAGATTCAATGTCAGACCAAGAGATAGATTTTGCTATTTTAAGGAATCAGGCAGCTGACGTTCAATCAATGCAACAACCAACAATGGCACAATCATTAAAACAAAGCGGTTATGGCAATGTTTCAGAGTTTGATCCTTATGGCGGTACTTTTAATAAATTTGCGCTTGGTGTTGGCAAGGGATTAGTAGATACAGGTCGTGGAATAGGTCAAAGATTAGGTATAGTTTCAGAAAGTGATATTGCCAAAGCAAGAGAATTAGACAAGCCATTAATGAAAAGTACAGCAGCGCAAGCAGGAAATATTGCAGGTTCTATTTTACCAGCAATTCCAACTGCGTTTATTCCTGGCTCACAAGGTTATGCAGGATCAACTTTAGTTGGTGGTGTGCTGGGTGCTTTACAACCAACAACAGAAGATGATTCAATAGTTGCAAATACCATTTTAGGTGGAGCAGGTGGAGCAGTAGGTAAAGGGATAGGCGATGTAATTGGTGCTGGAATATCAAAAGGATATACAGGAGCTAAAACAATAGCTGAAAGATTAAAAAATGTAAGTCAAAAAGGACAAGTTCCATTAGCACAAAAAAAAGCTCAAGCTGTATTGCAAACGTCAGGCATTAATTTAGCTGACTTATCAGAAAGCGTACGAAACTCTATTGTTAAAGACACACAAGATGCGTTAAAAATAAACCCAAAATTGTCAAAAGACGCATTAAACAGATTGCTTGATTACAGAAACACAGGCGCAACTCCTAGAAAAGCACAGTTAACTTTAGACCCTTCAGATATTACACGCCAAACTAATGTAGAAAAACTAGCTGTTAATAGCGCAGGAAACTTAAAAAATGTAGCTAACGAAAACAATTCTGTTTTACTTAAAAATTTAGATGATTTAGGTGCTGCACAATCATCTGGTGAGTTGTTTACTTCTGGAAGTAATGTTTTAGATTCTGCATCAAACTTTTTGCAAGGTAGAAAAGAAGCTGTTACTAATTTATATGACGTAGCTAAAGGATTGGGTGGGCGAGATGTCATGTATGATAATTTAGCTTTTACTAATCAAGTTGGCAAAAATTTAGATGCTCAATTAAAAAATGCTTTTTTGCCCGGTGAAATTAAAACTATTGTAAATGATATTGCTGAAGGTAAAATCCCTTTAAACATACAAGTAGCAGAACAGCTAAAAACAATATTATCTAGCGCAAGTAGAGCGGCAAAACAATCTGGTAATGGCAATGCAGTATCTGCTCTAAAAATAGTCAGAGATGCTATTGAGGAAACTCCTCTAGTTGGCGATGTTGGCAATGATGTTTTAGGGGCTTTTAATGCTGCAAGAAAAGAAGCGTTTAACCTTAAAAAGTTACAAGAAAACGCGCCTATATTAAAAGCTATTGATGATGGTGTTGAACCAGATAAAATATTTGAGAAATATATAATCAGGTCAAATTTAGATGAATTTAAAAACACAATAGATGTTTTAGACGAAACAGCAAAACAACAGTTAAAAAATGATATGTTGTCTTACATTAAATTTAAATCAACAGCAGGCAATTTAGATAACACCACAGCAAAAATTAGTTCTTCTGCTATGGATAAAGTCTTTGGTAAAAACGGTTTGATTACTAATAAGAAACTAGAGTTGTTATTTAATAAAGATGAAATTGCTAAATTAAACGCAATTAAAAACGTTATAAAATACGAAACAACGCAACCAGTTGGAAGTGCTGTGAATAATTCAAACACTGCATCATCTGTGTATTCTGCATTGGAAAGAATAGGATCATCTAAAGTCGTTAATGCCATCCCTTTTGGCAAACCAATGCTTGCTGATCCATTAACTGGAATAACAACTGATGCGGCAGTAAGAAATTCGCTTAACGTGCCTAGAAGTTTGCTTGATAATACGAAAATACCAGCAACACCTTCTAGATTTAGAGGGCTTGGTGGCAGATTAGGTGCTGAATCTTTCCAAAAACGTCAATAAGTAAAATATATGAATTAAAGGGAACAAGATGGACAAAGAATCTATTGCAGCGGCAGCGACAAAAGTCACTTATGGTGGCGCAAGTGGAGCTGTATTTTTTGGGCTGACGGCTAATGAATTGGCAGCGATTGGTGGTTTAATATTGGCATTAATTGGCTTGATTGTGCAGATTGTTTTTAAGGTGTTAGGTTACTTGGAAATCAAACGTCACCACGATGAAATAGAGAAAAAATGAATCGAGCACCTATCATCAGCTTAGGCATTAGCGGTATTGCGTTAATCGGATTGCTTGTTGCTGAAGGTTATCGTGACAATGCTTATATCCCAATTGCTGGCGATGTGCCTACAATTGGCTTTGGAACGACACAAAATGTTAAGATAGGCGATAAGGTAACAGTAGCTGAAGCATTAAATCGCGCTGTAGTTGATGTACAGAAGTTTGAGGGCGCAATTAAATCCTGCGTTACCGTACCCTTGCATCAATACGAATATGATGCTTATACTAGCTTAGCGTATAATATTGGATCAGGTGCATTTTGTCGTAGTACGCTAGTTAGATTATTAAACAAAACAAACTATGATGATGCTTGTAGGCAAATTTTAAAGTGGGATAATTTTAAAGGTAAGCCATTGCGCGGACTAACAATAAGGCGCGAAAAAGAATACAAACAATGCATAGGCGTTACTAATTATAAAGGATAGCTAATGCAAGAGTTTCTGCAATACTGCGAAACTGAGCGGCAAACTGAAATTATACAAGCTGTTATTGAAGCAGGCAGTAATAACCAAGCAAGTTTTAAACTTGGCATAAGCAGGCAATTTGTTGACGATACGGTACACCGCTAGATATTATCAAAGTGATTGAAGCAAGTGATATTGATTACGATCAGTTAATCGAAGAAGGTTCATGGGTGCATCTTTCTGTTCATCCTAAAATGCGTAGGCAAACAATGATAGCAAACTTTAGTGGGCGCAAAGTAACCTACGCATTTTATCAGCCAACGAGGTCAGCATAATGTTCACAATTATCGGATTACTGCTTAAAAGTTGGCTTACTTCTTTCATATCAATTATCCCTAAAATATTCAGCTTTATTGTGACGCATTGGCGCGTTATTTTACCAGTGGCAATAGTAGTTATAGGCTTGCTATACGTTCGTGCGCTACGCATTGATAACGCAAGCCTAAGCGCATCTAACGCACAATTGGCTATTGAAATTAAGGCATATCAAGACTACGCAAGCATATTAAATGAAAATAATCGTGAGTTAGAGCAAAAAGCACAGGTTGATGCTGATATTGAAAGTGAAAAGCACAAAGCCGAATTAGCTAAACTCAACATCAAATCACAATCAGACCGTGACAATCTTAAATCTCAACTGGAAAAATCTTATGCTAAAAAACTTAACGATATGCGGGTTGCTACTGCTAACAAGTTGCGCGACAGCACCAAAGCTAGTAGCGGTGGAATGTCCGACATTACCAACACGCCCGAATATACCGAAAGCGGGACAGAGCGTGACACAACCGATTCTTACATACGAACTATTGAACGAGCAACAGCAGTAACGACTAGCGATTTCAACACTTGCTCAGCATGGGTTGACAATGTTTGCAATACTTTTGGGTGTGCTGAAAAATAAAGGGCTTGCTTTGACAACTCATATGTTTATACCTGACATACAGGCTAAGCCTGATGTTGATTTTACTTATCTAAAAGCTATCGGTAATTACATGGTAGCAAAAAAGCCTGATGTAGTAGTTTGTATTGGTGATTTTGCTGATATGGAAAGTTTAAGTTCTTATGATCGCGGTTTAAAATCTTTCGAGGGCAGAAGTTACCAAAAAGATATTTGGGCAGCGCGTGAAGCTATGGATGCTTTACTAACACCATTGTTTGAATTTAACAAGAGGCAGATAGTTATGATGGCTATGCGATTACTAAGCAGCTAGAAACGTACAACACTAAATCAGCATCAAAAGCGCATGAACAAGAGGTGATATTTAAAGTTGTGATTTAGTGATTGTGTCCTTGATTTGGGACACAGTTTCATCTAGTCTAATAGCCTCTAAAGCCACACTCAACCGCTATTTTCTCTATGTCTTTAGTCATAGCTAATCAGCTAC